GTCAGTTGTAAACTGACTATGATCTCCCACACAGCCTGGAAGCTTCCGTTAAAACTGTGTGTAATCACGCGTAAAGGTAATAATAATATAATTACTCCTGCGTCTTGTTGGTGTCCTTATGAAGGGCGTGCTCATTGCACGAAACGATTTGGCGATTATAGCCTCGATTCCTCTTCTGACTCAACTATCGTGAAGCGATTAAACATCGCGTGGGCAGCATTAGCTGCCTCGCTTGCAACGATATATCCACCATTGGTGGATGGACTCAATCTCTCGTCTTATGATGACTATGAGACTGCATGCGGAATTTTTGACCTATATTTTTGGTCATGGAAAGTCGTGGTAAATCATGGATACCGTTGGTGGATCGACCGACTTAAATGTATAAAGAACTGGGCGTTATATTACGCATGCCAGTCACGACTATCTCCACCCCCTTTGTTATCTGGCACCATTGGATGCACAGTAGAGGGAAGTGCTTTTGCACTTGAATTCACGTGGGCAAGAGGTCATCTAAAAGATCATCTCAAGCCTGGTCCTGACCGACCCTTAGGCATAGGATCACGTGAACAGAAAAGTTTATTCCAGTTGTACTTAATGGGAAGAGCGCTGCCGTTACCCGACGCAAAGAAAATGCGTGCATCTCTGTACCAACACATGGAAGATATGGGTAGGGAATTTCCCCTACCTAAGGTCATTTTGGACCTTGCAAAACTTTTTGGAGTAGCCTGGGGTGGCTACTGCTCAAGCAAAAAGAAAGCTAATGGCGCTGAAGCAACGATGAAAACTCGTGTTAATACTTCGGCCACCACTACATGTGGTGTTTCTGACGGTGGACGGATGACTGACGTTGTCCCTCGATTGAAAGCGTACCACGCGCGTATTCAAAAAGTGTATCGAAAACAGATCGGATACGGCTTATTCGGTGAAATTAAGTATCACCGATGTGTTGTTGAAAAATTCTGGGTGTCAAAAACCCAGAGTGCCTCGATCCCCTTTGAGTATCAATATCTTACGCTTGAAGAAAGCGAACAGGGGGAACTAAATGACCATTTTTTACTCCGTGACATGGCATTAGAGTCTCTGTATCGAAAGGGTAGATTATCTATCAACACAAGTACTTTTATAATTGGACAGAACCCATTTCAGGGTTTCTTTTTGTGTCCACCCCCATTTGACTATGAATGGATTGGGAAAAGAATACTTGTTGCACGGTCAGTGCCTGAACGCGGCGATAAGTCACGCGTCATCACTGTCAGTGATTGGGAAGAATCAACTTTGTTGAATCTCCCACGCACGGCGCTTTATTTTTATGCGCAAGAGGATGAAGAAAT